TTCTTTAGCCGTTTCTAATTTATCTTTTAGTAAAACATTTTTTGAAGATGTCGTTTTCCAAATAATATTTTCAGTTTTAAATTCAATTGCGAACCGTTCGCCATGGTTTCCATTTGGTTTCATATACCAAATATGTTTTGGTATATTGTCCGCTAATAATTCAGAATCTTCAGGAAGTATAATATTTCGTTTCTTTTTAGATTGATTTAGATTTTGCTCAGATTGTGTAATAAGTCTTAAATTTTCTTTTCGGTTATCTAAACCAATTCTATTGATATGATCAACTGATTCTTTCGAACCTTTTCCTGGGAAGTCAAGAATATTCAGTACTAAATTATGAAGATATAATTCTTTCTTTTTGTCATTAACTATAACTCCGTGTGAAATATAATTATTTGACGATTTATGCCAATAATGTCCATTAATTTTATCAAAATCTTCTTTATCAATAATAAATTTTATATAATCATTTTTAAAATCTACTTTACCTACAATATATTCTTTATCATTATAGAATACTTCTGTATATTTTATTTTATTAGGTTGTCTCCCAGCTGATTTAGTTACTTGAACAATACTCATTTTATTTTTTATATTTAAAATAAATATTTATTAATTCAAATTTTACACAATTATTTTTTATAAATCAACAGAAAAAATAATATGCTAATACCGGGGGGTTTAGCAATTTAATTACTATATGCAAGCCCGCCCATTCCACTCATAATTCTTAGCACATTGTAATTAGTAGCATACACATACACAGTTGAGCTCAGATTTGTACCAACTGCGTTGTTGGATACAGTTAGGAGTAGTGTAGTGTTATCAATACGTGACAAGTTACAAGTACCAGAAGGTTGGTGTTGTTCAGGCTGTAGAGCAAAGCTGTACACATTGATACCAACAGCAGGGATGTTGGTGTGGTGTTGGTAAGGCTGTACCCAGTTGAAGTAGTTACCATCGCGCACAGAGAATCGGTCGTGGCCATTGAGCTGTAAGAGAGCAGTGATGGTAGGGTTCTTACCTGCCATACCTTCAACGCGAGTCACTGAGTAACCAGACTCGAGTACAGAGCGATCCCACCAATCAGAGAAGTTGAATGGTTGTTGACCCTTCCAAGGGTTGATTACATTGTCATCACAAGATACAAAGCTGTCACGTTGTACAACCCACACAAGTTCCTTACAAGGGTGGTTGAAGTTCAGCTTGAGCTTGTTAGCAGAGCTGGTAATGGATTCGCCACCAGTGAACTGTAGTACATCAATTAGGTACTCGTGGGACACTTGGGCGAATTTACGACGCTCATCAGTATCTAGATAGATGTAGTCAATGTACAGGGAGGCAGCAGCCAGACCGCATTGACCAACACGGTTACGAATGGCGTGAGGGTCACTGCTGTTGGAGTAGTCCCAGCAGATGTTATTTAGAGTGTTGAACTCAAGATTGATACGAACCTCGTGGTATTGTAGAGCAATCAGAGGTAGAGCTAGACCAGGGTTGCGGCAGAACCAGAACTGTAGAGGAATGTACAGAGTATACATTGGTGCACAGCTAGTAACTACTTCACTTGTTAGAGGCTCACCACCATAACAGTCATTATCGCAAGTACTACCACCTTGGTATAGAAGGTTAGTGAGTTCAGGGACATTGCCGACCATCTTGGCGTAACCAGCTTGCTTACCAGGCTCTTGGGTAAGCTCATTCCAGATGTGTAGCCATTGACCATAGTGCTTATCTATGCGTTGGCCACCAATTTCAATCTCAACATATTCAATAATGTTGTGACCGATCCAGTTGAGCCAGCGGAATTGAGCACCAGAACCATCAGTACTTTGTAGTTGTACTTGAGGTAAAGTGGCTTGTAGGTACATACGATAGATTAAATCACCATTACGCTGAATAGTACATGTAACCTTCTTACCGAAGTTAGGAGCACCGTTGAAAGGGTTTTCAATGGACTCCATAGCAAAGTTGGTGTGGCGACGATACACAACTTTGAAGAATGTAATTTGGGGATTACCAGTTAGATAGACATCCTGGGCACCATAGGCGACAAGTTGCATTAATCCACCTCCAGTCATTTTTCGTTATACCTTGTTCTAAGAAAATAATTTTGGTAAATTACACATTTTTAAAAAATCATTAAAATATAGTTTTTAAAAATAATTGTCGGAGATATATGATATTTTATCTTTTTTATTTTTTATATTAAAATAAAAAGCATAAATATTAAGTAAGCCGGACATTATTATTTATAATTTGATTCATTACACAAATTCAAAAAATGTTTAGACGTGTTTAAAATAAAAATTAACAAATATTAGAAAAATGTATATAATATTCAGATATTATAATAGATAAACGATTAAATAGTTCAACTTTTTATAATAAAGAATAATAATGTATTTTTAATATAATCACACAAATTTCAAATTAGAGGATTTAAAAAGTAAGTGCGCATACCGTATAAGTACATTTTAACAATGAGTGATGGCGCGTTTTTTAAAGTAAAAAGCTCAAAGCGTTCTAATCCTGAAGCAAGAACTACACTTGACGCAATTCATAATCAAAAAAATTCAAAATATGCTTGACCAAAAAGATAATATTAGTTCCTTCAAACTTAAATTAGATAATCTTAAAACTCATATATCAACAACTATATCAGATATTGAAATATGGCGATTAGAAAGAGAAGTTGAAAGTCTTGAAAAGAAAATTAAATCTATTGAAGATGGTTCAGATTTAATGGATTATTATCTTCGATCTGGTGATATACTTTATAACTATTATGATATTCAAGACCAAATACAACAAGGCACTAATTCATTCAATATAATTAAATCCAAACCTGGTTCAATTCTTGCTATTCTTGAAGAAGTTGCCCAAGGAGAAGGCCAAGAACCAAAAAATACATTTGTTCTACCTTTTGCTCAAAAAGGTCATCAGCGAAATCAACTATTAAACGATTATCTTCAAATTGAAAATCCATCTATGGCAAGAAATACAATTGAAGAATACGATGACCCTTGGACTACTTGTGAAGCCTGTGGCAATGAAATGATTATGTGCCTCAATGAAGCCAATCTTACTTGTTCAAAATGTGGACATCAAGAGTTTATTCTTGTTGATAGTGATAAGCCTTCATATAAGGACCCACCACGAGAGGTTTGTTATTATGCTTATAAAAAGATTAATCATTTTAATGAATGGCTTGCTCAATTTCAAGCAAAGGAATCAACCGAAATACCTATGGAGATTTATGATTCTATTTTATTACAACTCAAAAAAGAACGTATAACTAATATGTCTTCATTAAAACCAACTAAACTTCGTGAAATTCTAAGAAAAATGAAGGCCTCAAAATACTATGAACATATTCCACATATTATTAATCGTCTCAACGGACAAAATGCTCCTTTTATGTCTCGTGAAGATGAAGAAAAATTACGTCATATGTTTCGTGAAATTCAACCATCTTTCAAAAAACATTGTCCTAAAGGGCGAAGAAATTTCTTATCATATGGCTATGTTTTATATAAATTTTGCGAGTTGTTAGAAATGGACGAGTATTTAGGATGCTTCCCCCTACTCAAAAATCGTGATAAACTCTATCTACAAGATAAGACGTGGGAAAAAATATGTGAAGATCAGAATTGGGAATACATACGTACCGTGTGATAGAAAAAGCTAGTATAAACAACTGATAAATTATTTTATAAATATTATTTAAAACTAAAATTGATTTAATAAAAAAACAGCTTAAGGGTTAAATAGTGGTGGCTCATATCAGAACTACCAAAAGAAACGACACGATGAAAATAAAAAACATCAAACATTTATTACTATATAATTATTCTATTTCATATTCAACTCTTTAAGAGTATTAATATCTGGATACCTATGAATTAAAAATTCTAATTCATACGTAGTTAAATATTTCCAAGGAGCATGTATTCCAAAACTTTTTTCGTGAAATACTGTTTCTACAGAGAATTTTTGGGCATCTTGAAATGATGGTCTATTTAATGATACAGTATTCTGATAACAAAAATAATTATCTTCATGTGGTGTAAAATTCTTATCAACCTTTTCACATATTTCAATCATCTTACTCTTAGATCTTAGACATAATCCTCCATTTCCAACCATACCATTTCTCCATGGTGCTCCTACATAATCATACTCTAAAAAGTTGTTTATTAAATCTTTATTTTCTTTCAAAATAATAGAGTCTACCTGAAATATTAATAAAATCTCTGTAGGTATACATTTATAAAAATTAGAATTCTTTAAAAGTATATTATATTGATTAATTATTAAATTATCAACATCTAGTTGTATTAGGGTTTTAATACGATGTTTGTATATCAGCAGGTCAGTTGATAAAATATCTTCAATATATTTTTTATTTTTCCGACCGTGAAATATAATAATTCCCCATTCTTCAGACAGATTTGTTAAAAAATTATTTAATACAAAACTTAAGGCCCTATGTTCCCGTGGCTCAACAATAACAGCTGTATATTTATACATTTATATAATGATTATTAATATACTTTAAATTGACAGTATATTGTAGAATTAAACAACTTAAATGATTAGATTGTTTTTTATAAAATAATGAGTAACGTTGCTATACTTTTTACTGGTGCTTATCGTACATTTGATAAAACATATCAATGTATTCTTGATAATATGCTAAAACCAAATTCAGCAAAGGCATTTATATTTTGCGAATCAAATATTTCTACATATGACTTTCAACAAATGATAGAGTCCAGATGGAATGGATATGTAGGTAGTGTAAAATCAAATAATACAACTAGAACTAAAGAGTTTGAAGCAATACTCGAATATCTTATAAAATGGTAAACTTATTTGAATATGAAAAATTTAGTCCATCTGCCCCTGTATATGATACCACTCATACCTTAAAGAAAATTAATGAAAATAATTACATATGGACTTTTTACTGTAATTGGATATGGATTGCTAAACGCCATACAATGAGTTTATTATATCCATTTGTATATTTCTATGGAGATTTTGTTACAAATAATAGAGACAACTTTAATTCTGAAAATCAATTCTATGAGTTTCTTAAATCAAAGGGATGCGATGTATTTTATTTTTTTACTCAAATTGAATGGGATTTATGGATAAAAAACGAGATATATCATTATCCAACATTATTAGCTGATAATTCACTAAACAGTGAAATTGATAAGGCAGACGTTATTGCTACAATTATTAGACATTATTAGAAGTTACATTATATGGTTATTTAAAATTATAACCAATGTTATTAAGTGATAATATAAACCAATAGTTACCATCCCATACTAATTGAATTGATGAACCATTACCGTTCATCTCTATTTGATTATGAATCACACTATATATTTTTATATTAGTAAATACACGTGACATTTCATCTCCAGTATAAACTATATTTTTAATAGTTCCTGTATTTTTTGGAGTTGTCATCTCATAAGATGGTCCCGTTATAAATGATGTATAAATATCACTATCAATTGTGGTAGCATACTGTTTATCATTATACAAATATTCATATGTAAATTGAACTCCGCCACCACTTCCTGGAGGGCCTTCTGGTCCTTGTGGTCCATGTGGCCCTGCTGGGCCTTGTAATCCATTAGAACCATTTGTACCAGCTGGACCCTGAGGACCAATTGAACCATTCTTACCAGGAAGTCCATCCTTACCAGGAGGACCATCATTACCCTGATAACCCTGAAGACCAGTTGGCCCTTGAATACCTTGAGAGCCATTAGTACCCGCTATACCTTGAGGTCCTTGAGGACCAACCGAACCATTGGAACCATTAATACCTTGAGGTCCAATTGAACCATCCCTGCCTGGTGTCCCTTGAGGACCGATAGAACCGTTAGTACCAGCGGTACCTTGAGGGCCAATTGAACCGTTAGTACCAGCTATACCCTGCGGGCCTTGAGGACCAATAGAACCAATTGATCCTGATACACCTTTGATACCTTGAATGCCTTGGATGCCATTAGTACCAGCTATACCTTGAGGACCAATCGTACCAGCTATACCTTGAGCG